AATTAAGAAGCGATATGAGTCTGGTTACCCATACATCTTCTTTAGTGATACTATTAATAACAACGCTCCAGATGTTTATAAGGACAAAGGTCATACGATCCATGCTTCTAATCTATGTTCTGAGATTGCACTATCATCGAGTAATGATGAGTCATTCGTATGCAACCTATCATCAATGAACCTACTTCATTATGATGCTTGGAGAGGCACCGATGCAGTTGAAGTTCTCACATACTTCCTCGATGCTGTAATGTCCGAGTTCATCCGTAAGACTGAAGATATTCCATTCATGGAAGCTCCTCGTAAGTTTGCAACAAATCAACGAGCACTCGGTATCGGTGTCCTTGGTTGGCACTCATATCTACAGAGCAGATCAATCCCGTTCGAAAGCTTCGAAGCAAAGCAGCTCACTACTGACATTTTCTCTTACATGAAAAGAGAATCGCACGAGGCATCTGAGTCTCTCGCTAAAGAATATGGTGAGCCTGAATTGTTGAAGGGTTACGGCCGTAGGAATGTCACTACAATGGCGATCGCTCCTACTACGTCAAGTTCGTTTATTCTTGGTCAAGTATCACCGAGTGTTGAACCTCTTAACAGTAACTACTTCGTTAAAGATCTAGCGAAAGGTAAGTTTACATATAAGAACCCGTACTTGCAACGACTGCTTGATGGCTACAGTAAGAATACTGGTCCAACATGGAAATCTATTCTAGTGAATGGTGGTTCAGTTCAGCATCTTGACTTCTTATCTGATCATGAGAAAGAAGTCTTCAAGACATTTGGTGAGATCTCTCAGAAGGAGGTTATTATTCAGACTGCTATCCGTCAAAATCATATCGATCAAGCACAGAGTATTAATCTAATGATTCATCCTAAGACTCCACCGAAGGAAGTAAATCAGCTTCTTATCTTCGCATGGGAGCAAGGTGTAAAGACTCTATACTACCATCGTGGTACTAATCCATCTCAGGAACTCTCTCGTAGCTTACTTCAATGCGCCTCGTGCGAAGGTTAATGATTAAAGAAACACAATACTGTAACGCCTGCGCTTCTCAATATACTGTTCAATGGCTTGAGCAAGATGTTGATGAAGACTTAGTTCCAACATATTGCCCATTCTGTGGTGAAGAAAACTTCGGAGAGTTCGATCTGATCGAGACTGACGAGTTCGAATAGGTTTATAAATAACTCTATGTGGAGTTATAAAGGTGAGGAGTTTACTACTGAAATGATCGGTGACTATATTGGATTCGTCTATATGGTCACTGATCCATCAGGTAAAAAATATATAGGTAAAAAAGGATTCTTTTCTAAAGTAACTAAACCACCTCTGAAAGGAAAGAAACGTAAACGTAGATCTCTAAAGGAATCTAATTGGAAAAAATACTGTGGATCAAGTGAGTCAGTTAAGGCTCTCGTAGAGGAGAATGGTCTAGATTACTTTAAGCGCGAGATTCTACATCTGTGTAAGAGTAAGGGTGAGCTGAATTATATCGAACTTCGTGAGCAGATCGTAAGAGATGTTCTATTGAAACCAGACGAATATTACAATTGTTTCGCCGGGGGGAAAATTAATCGATCTCACCTTAAAGCACTATGGATAGAAGATACTGACTGATGTAGTAGTCGTATCTAAAGTTAATGGTTTACATTAGCGCTAAATTATGGTATAATATACATTATGAATAACTACATTATGAATAAATCAAATAGAACGCGAGGTACATCATTATAATCGTCGACTACTCAGGTATCGCAGTTGCAGCCTTCTTTGCCAATTCAAAAGGCAATGAAGCACCAACAGAAGACACGCTACGACACGTTGTGTTGAATAGCCTTCGCATGTATAACACAAAGTTCAGAGAAGAATATGGACAAATGGTTGTTGCGTGTGATGGTGGATCTTGGCGCAAAGACGTCTTTCCAGAATATAAGGCGAATCGCGCAAAAGCACGAGATAGCTCTGGTATGGATTGGTCTGCGTTTTTCAATACTCTTACTAAGGTACGCGAAGAGATCGGTGCCAATCTTCCATGGATACCGCTTCATATGCGTGGTGTCGAGGCTGATGATATTATCGCGTGTCTTGTACAAGAAACACAAGAGTTCGGTAAGAACGAAAAGGTAATGATCGTATCAGCTGATAAAGACTTCATTCAGCTCCACAAATATAAGAATGTAAAGCAGTTTTCTCCTATGAAGAAGAAGCTTATTACTGAAAAAGATCCAATTCAATATATCAAAGAACATATCTTTAGAGGTGATTCAAGCGATGGTGTACCGAATGTACTGAGTGCTGATAGCGTCTTTGTTGACGAAGGCTCTAGGCAGACACCACTATCTAAGAAGAAAATCAACGAGTGGTTAGAGAACTACGATTCTCTATCGACTATTATGCCTGAGCACGTATACCGTAACTTTCAACGCAATCAAAAGGTTATTGATCTTGACTTCATTCCTGAAGATATCAAATCAGAAATCCTTGACATATACAATAACACGAAACCAGCTCCGAAGATGAAGGTTCTAAACTACCTAATCACCAATCGACTTAGTAATTTGGTCCCATCAGCTTCGGATTTTTTCCCACATGAATAAAACTAATACAGAAAAACTACTACACGAGTTGCTCGAAGACGCGCAAAACCTAAAAACACGGGCTGAACGCATCGAGCTTTTTACGAAGCATGATAACTTCGCTCTTCGGACTATCCTTCAATTGGCTCATAATCCTAAGATTGAATTGGATTTCCCAGAAGGTGCACCTCCATATAAAAAGAGTGAGACTCCAGAAGGTCTAGAATATGCTCGCTTGACGAACATTATTCGTCCTCTTGGGCAGTGTGTAAAGGGCAATAAGGTTTCGTCCGCAAAGAAGGAGCAAATTCTTATTCGGCTTTTGGAATCAGTGGACGCAAAGGACGCTGAGATCATTATTGCTGCAAAGGATAAGGTTCTGCATAAGCTATACACCAAGGTTACCGAAAACTTGGTAGAGAAGACGTTCCCTGCTCTACTAAAATAAGCATTTACTTTTAGAGTAAAATACGGTATAATATTGGCATGAACGTATTCGTACTAGATAATGACCCTACTGCTGCCGCGGAAATGCACTGCAATATTCACGTAACAAAAATGATTGTCGAATCTGCTCAGATGCTATCAACTGCACATCGCATGCTTGATGGCGCTGAGGAGAGGAGACCTTCTAATTCTGGTAAAACAATGTCGCGCTATTGGGTACTACCTGACGAGCGAGAAGATACTTACTATAAGGCAGTGCATATGCATCATCCTTGTACTGTGTGGACAATGGCATCTATCGAAAACTATCGTTGGCATTGGAAGTTGTTTGATGCTCTATGTAAAGAATACACCTTCCGTTATGGTAAACTCCATAAGTCTGACGACTTGCTTCGAAAAGATTTATTCTATGGACCAACTGATATTTCAGATGGTCCACTCACCAAATGGCCTTTAGCAATGAAGGCAAATCCAGAATGTATGTTCGATGATGTTGTTAAATCATACCGTGCATTCTATAAAACAAAACAAGAACGGTTCAAAATGGTTTGGACTAAAAGAGAGAAACCAGTTTGGTTTAATTAATATGACATACGATTACTATTGTGATAAGTGCGATAAGATATGGGAAGAATCTCATGCTATTGCAGATCGAGATAAGCCTTGCGGTAAATCATGCCCGTGCGAGAAAGATGGAAAGGTGAAACGTGGAGTATGTGCACCAGCATTATCATTCGAAGGATCTGTTTCAACTGTTCGGAAAGCTGGATCAGGTTGGAATGATCTTCTAACAGGAATCAATAAAGCATCGGGTGTAGAATCTACTATTGAACATTACTAAAAATGAAAAGGAATAAACAGTCTGTAAGGAATAAGACAGCCGACGTGTATGGTGAACTTGATACTTTCGAACGAAAGAAGAAGCGCCAACAGAAACTAAGTCGTGGTAAGAAAGACTTCGCGAATCAATATGAGCGTGAAGATTACTTTGACAACATTGAATATTATGAATCACCTAACACACTTGAAAACTATGGATAACCAATTGGAACTATTCCCTACGCTCTATATACAACTCACATTTGCATTCTATGATACCTCAGCCACTTAGTCGAACAAAAACATTTAAGCATTGTCCTATTGAATTGGGATATGATGACTTGAGTACAGAGACGATAGACTCTAAACGTAAGTATGTCACTCCTGTTGGAAAGACATATCCGTCTATTACATCTATTCTTGGATACTTTACGAAGGCATCTATTATAGCATGGCGTAATAGAGTTGGAGCTGAAGAAGCGAATCGTGTTTCGCGACATGCGTGTGGCCGAGGAAATGCTGTACATTCTATTGCTGAACGATATATTAACAACGAAGAAGACTTCATGAAAGGAGAGAATCTTCCACATATCGTACAGTTGGCACGTGCAGTAAAGGGTGTTATCGATGAACGATTAGATTCTGTTGTTCTTCAAGAATGTCCTCTCTATTCAGATCAATTAAAAGCTGCTGGCCGAGTCGACCTCATTGGTAACTTTGACGATGAATTGTCTATCGTAGACTTTAAGACATCGAAGAGAATCAAATCACGTGACGAGATCACTGACTATTTCATTCAAGCATGCGCATATTCGTGCATGTTCGAAGAAAGAACTGGCACGCCTATTGAACAATTAGTGATTATTATGGCTGTCGATGGATCTAATACACCTATCGTCTTTAAAGAACGAACCACTGATTGGCTCGAACCGATGGTAAAGAAAATCACTTCATATCATGCACAAAACCCTAGCTGAGTATATTTTACATCTAAAGGATGCGATGCCTTTAGATATGTGTGAGAAGCTAATCGAGACATACGACTCTGTTAGCCATTCTGATCCTAATTATGTAAAACGTGAGAGTAAGATCTTTGACTTTGCTGAGATCAATATGATTGATCATGAGGCTTTTACCGAGTTTCGTGAACCGATAGGTGAATTGATGAGAGCAGTGAATAACTTCTATATGGATAAGACACATAATGCACTACGCGATAAGCTAGTGTGCTATGAGCCAATGAAGGATTATGAAGCTCCACGAATCAAGAGATACGAACCTAATCAGGGAATCTTTGATTGGCATATCGATGCCGCTGATCAATCCTCTTCGAAGAGAGCAGTGGTCATGTTTTGGTATCTCAATGATGTTGCTGAAGGAGGAGAAACGATCTTCGATATCGGCGACGAAGTGGCTATAAAGCCCGAAGCTGGATCAGTTGTGTGTTTCCCTCCTACGTGGCAGTACCCACATAAGGGTGCCACGCCGATCTCTGGACCCAAATACGTTATCTCGTCATACGTATGGTTGCCTGAAATACATCCAATTTGTGACTAATTTTGTGATTTTTCGGCAGTTTTCTTAAAGAAATGCATAAGTCATTGGTTATCATTGAGATAAACCTATGTACATTTGTGTGCCAATATGGTATAATAGATCTATAACCAACCAATAAAGAACATATGAAAACACTAAAAGACCTCGCACTCTCCAGCTTAGTTGGAATCTTAATCGGCCTCGCAGCATATGCTGGTCTTTGTCTAGCAATCCCCGCATAACGTGACTAATCGATATCAATCGCGGCTTGCACGTAAAGCACCGCTTTTTCAAAGAATACTCTTAAAACTCAACGAATTATATTATGACAAAACTACAAAAACTCAAGACTCTCAAGACTCTCCTCAACGACATGGTCTATCTCAATTGGACTGAAGCAAAACGCAAAGAGCTAATCGACATCGCTGTTCGTAACGGCCTCGACGAAAACGCAACGTGGTGTGTAACAAAACCATCATCGAAGTCGAAGACCACGCGTGGTTATTACAACATCGCTGAGATGATCAACCTCGTCGAATCGCGAATCAATAAGGTTTCTCCGAAATCTATGGTAGTTGCTAAGCGAGCAAAGAAGGTATCGCTCTCTCCAGAGCAATTAGGTGGTCTTCGCGAAGTAGCTAATGACAGCCCTAGTGGCAAGGTCACGAACGTAGTCACATGAGGCGTATATGCCTTCGACGCCCTTCCCTATACTCAAGACGATATCGACGAAGAACTTAACCTCATGAACACAACACTATAATGTATACAAAATCAAACAGACACCGCATGCTAAATAACGAATACTCCATCGAAGGTGATGCAGAGATGCTAACTAACGAATACACTATCGGTGACGAGGTGCAGTTTAAGACAAGCGAGAATTCTTATTCAAATGGTACGATCTCTGGATTCAGAAAAGATGGAAGTGTCTATGTCGACACTGGAGATGGTGGAGCACGAGGAGTGTTCTTGATCGAATCAAAATATCTTAGCAGTTACTAAATAATGATTATATTGACAGATGTAGATGGGTGTCTTCTCAATTGGAGCCAAAGTTACCACTGGTGGATGCACCGTAAAGGGTATCGCCAAGTAAAACCAAACGAGTACTTCATGGATAAGTGCTATGGCATTACGAGCGATGAAGCTCTTGAGCTATGCACGACATTCTGTGAGTCAGCCGCGATTGGCTTTCTTCCTCCGTTTCGAGATGCTATTAAGTATGTTCGAAAGTTGCACGAAGAGCACGGCGTAGTGTTTCATTGTATTACATCAATGGGAACTGATCCATGGGCTGTTAAGCTGCGAGAAGAGAATCTTGCTCGAGTCTTCGGAGAAGGAGTATTTGAAAGAGTACAATGCCTTGGATGTGGAGAAAGTAAAGATGCAGCGCTTGAACGCTATCGCGACTCTGATTTTGTTTGGGTCGAGGACAAAGCATCTAACGCAGAACTTGGCCAAAAAATGGGCCTAAATAGTTTCTTACTGAACCATCCATACAACACTGATTACGATTTAAATGAGAGTGTTACACGAGTTAACAATTGGAAAGAAATTTATGACCACATCGCTTGAACACATGTTAGGAATTGCGTATAACGCATGCTTTATTAGTTGCTATTGGCCACAGATCATAAAGTCTGTTAAGTCGAAGTCGGTCGAAGACGTCAGCCTTATGCTATATATCTTATCGATTATTGGATATGCTGCTGCGGCTGGATACGCGATTCTTCGATTCGGGTGTGACTTTTGGCTTCTGTTCAACTACATACTAAGTGGAATCTCTGCTGTCGTTATGATCGCGGTCTATTGCAAATACAAGAAGCAACTATGTTATAAATAATAATGATATGAGTAAAGCACTACTATGTGAATTTAGTAATAGTCAATGGGACGGGAAAGATGTCGTTTCTCTTCCTATTACTGAATTATGGGCATCAGTAGCAAAAGCAGACATACACAAAGGTAGAGCTTTTTACAAATTAGTGATGGTTGACATCGCAGAGAACGGTTTAAATTTCCCATTACTGGTTGTAGATGCTACTCGAGAACAAGTCATAGCACAAAAGAAAAAGCATAAGGACAAATTGGTCGATCTACCTTTCGAACTCGATAGCGATTTATCTAAACAGCAATACGTTGTTTGGGGAGGGTCGAATCGAGTTCGAATCGCGGAGGAACTTGGTTACACTCATATCGATTGTGTAGTATACGCCAACGGCGATTTCGATACACCGCATAAGAAGCAAAAATTACACAGAACGCCGTATCAGGCCAAATATTACTAATATGAATAAACGACCTAAAGAAACCCCGCATGAAATAAGCGGCTTACCAACTCATTTGGGAGGACACGGAAATCGTAACCACATTGATAACGGAGCATTAAATGCAATTTGCCAGAAATTTTCTATAAACTCCATGCTAGATGTTGGATGTGGATTAGGAGAAATGAAAACGCTGTGTGATGAAAGAAGCATCGCATACTTAGGAATTGACGGAGATTATACTGTAAAAAGAAATCACGACTCAGTTACAATCCACGACTATACTCAGGGCAAGTCGTTGATCGAAGGCGAATATGATTTAGGCTGGTCTACTGAATTTCTTGAGCATGTCGAAGAAGCATATAAAGGCAATTATATGAATGATTTTTCTAAATGCAAATATGCTTTAGTTACTCATGCTCCTCCAG